TATAATAAATATTGGGGAGATTTTGCATTGCAAAATAAGGCTGATTTGATTGTTTCTACAAATGTTTTTCAACATAATCCTAATTATAGGAGATTTCTAGATGGTATTAGTAAAAATCTAGACGGCAGATGGATTCTTGAGTTTCCATATTTCTTAGAAACAGTTAAAACTAATCAATTTGATCAAATTTATCATGAGCATGTTTATTATTGGCTAGTTACTCCATTGGTTAAATTATTCAAGGAGTATGGATTAAAAATAATCGACATATCAGAGCAATCAATTCATGGTGGATCATTAAGAATAGTCTCATCTAATCGAGAAGAAGATCAAGAAAATCAAGATATTATTAATAATTACTTAAGATTAGAATCTGAATTCAATTTCGATAAATGGGCAGTAGATATAGAGAATAAAATCAAATCAGATAAAGAATTTATAAATAATCTAAAAGGGAGTATTGCTGTATTTGGTGCAGCAGCAAAAGGGTGCGTTTATTTAAATTGTCTTGAAATACAACATAAAATATCTTATATGGTTGATGATACATTAGAAAAACAAAGTAAATATAGCCCCGGATCAACATTAAAAATCATGAATAGAGAATTCTTGTTAAAAAATCAACCAGATTATTTAATAATATTAGCTCATAACTTTAAAGATTATATAGCTCAATCATTAAGAAGAGATGGATATAATGGTCAGATTTTAGTAATGTTGCCAACTATACAAATTATTTAAATCGTTTAACAAAAACAATAGACTTTTACAAGAAAAAATATTAATATCAAATAATGAAGAAAGTAATTATAACTGGAATAACTGGTCAAGATGGTTCGTATATGGTAGATTACCTATTAAAGAATACGAATGATTTTATATATGGTATAAGAAGAAGGGGCGCAAATCCTAATTTAGATAATATTAAGCATAATTTAAATAACCCAAGATTTAAAGTATTAATTGCAGACTTAGCAGATAGTAGTTCGATTGATGAAGTTGTAAAAAAAGTTTCTCCAGACTATTTCATTAATTTTGCAGCTCAATCTTTTGTTGGAAGTAGCTGGGAAATCCCTCTTCAAACATTCGATGTTACAGCTTTAGGCGTTCTTAGGTGTTTGGAAGCAATTAGAAAATATGCACCACATTGCAGATTTTATTCCGCTGGATCAAGCGAAGAAATGGGCGATGTATTATATAGTCCACAAGATTTAAAACACGAAATTAGGCCAAGAAGCCCTTATGGTGCAGCCAAAGCTTCTGCAAGACATCTAACTAAAGTATATAGAGAATCTTATGATCTTTATGCAATTCATTGTATCCTTTATAATCATGAAAGCGAAAGACGAGGGGAAGAATTTGTTACTAGAAAAATAACTAAAAACGTCGCCAGAATACATGACGCAATTAAAAATAACACAAGTTTTGATCCATTAGAATTGGGTAATATTGAAGCCAGAAGAGATTGGAGTCATGCTCAAGATTTTGTAGAAGCAGTTTGGTTAATGCTTAATCAAAATAAACCTAAAGAGTATATACTATCGTCAAATGAAACTCATACAGTCAAAGAGTTTGTAGAAAAATCCTTCTTGTATGCTAATATTACTGGGTTTTGGCGTGGCGAAAAGGAAAATGAAAAATTCATAGGAATTATAAATAATAAAGAAGTCACATTAATGAAAATTAATCCAGATTTTTATCGACCAGCAGAAGTGGAACTTCTTTTGGGTGATTCATCTTTAGCTAGAAAAGATCTTAATTGGAATCCTAAAATTTCTTTTGATAAATTAGTCGAGAAAATGACACTCTCAGATATTCAGAATTTTAAATCTTAATAATTTATAATTATGATTTCAATCAGCGTTGATGAAGCCTACGCTTTTGATTACTTGAGTATTCTTTTTATTAAAAAAAATATAAACTCTGATTGTTATGACTATTGGGTTGATTGTTATTCTCATATAGAAAATCAATTAGGCAAAAAGAAAATGATAGAAATTGTAAATTCAATTGAATATATAGATTTAATTAAAGCTAATCAATTAACATTTGATGCCGTAGAAAAAGCTAGATATGGAGGATCAATAACGGCTAAAGAAGTTGATCAAGCCAACATGTTGAGATACGATAAGAAAAATCAATTACAACAGAAATTCTTTTCTAAAGATATAAAAGAAATTAAAACTTAATTAATATTTCAATTTACAAAAAAATAAACTTAATATAAGATATATTAAATGTCGAATCATAAGCTTTGCCAATTAGTAGTCAAGAAATTTGTCAAAGGTAACATCAATTGGCCAAGGGAGATTAAAATCGCTCAAAGATTAGTTAAAAGATTTAATTCTTTTGATTTTTGGGATAACCTTAAGGAGTTAGGAAGTCCACCTCCTTCACTAGCTTGGTTTCTCAAACCAGAAGGTAAGGCTTTCATATTAAAAGAATATGAGAGTTTTAATTTAAATCTAAATAAGGAAAAGATAGAATTAGAGGAAAATAAAGTAAATGAAGATAAAAACATTTGCAAAAAACCTAAAACTCTGCTAGAATTTATAAGATATGGCAAGAAAATCTAAAGAAGAAGTTGTTGAATCATCTGGACCAAGCGTCTCAGATAGATTATTATCATTTTTAAAAGACAATAAAGAAGATCATTATAATTTTGAAGATGAGGTTTATTATAAAGTTTCTACTGGTAGTTTGAATCTAGATATTGCTACTAGCGGTGGTCTTTGTCCCGGACTTCATAGATTTATTGGAATGAATGAAGGCGGAAAAACCTCAGAGGCGCTTGAAGTAACAAAGAACTTTCTTAAAACAGTAGAAAACTCTAGGGCTTTACTCTTCAAAGCAGAAGGAAGATTGAGTAAAGAAATCAAAGAAAGATCTGGAATTAAATTCGTAACAGACCCCAAAGAATGGGTTGATGGAACTTGTTTTGTATTTGAATGTAATATTTTCGAAACTGTTTCAGAATTGATGAAAGATCTCATTCAATCTAATGATGAGAATAAGAGATATATTTTCATCCTTGATTCAGTTGACGGATTAATGACAAAGGGCGATTCTCAAAAGAGCATGACGGAAGCGACAAAAGTCGCAGGAGGAGCAGTTATTTCTTCGATGTTAATGAAGAAGATTTCTCTCGCCCTTTCTAAACGTGGTCATATGGCTATTTTTATTAGCCAAGTCCGATCTGATATCAAGCTTGATCCTTACGCTGCAAATAAAGACATTCGTCAAACGACTGCTACTGGCGGAAATGCATTGTTGCATTTTGCTAATTGGATTCTTGAATTTGAACCAAAGTTTAACAAAGATCTAATTCTAGAAAAGCCAAATGAAAAATATGACGCAATTAAGAATAAAATCATTGGACATAATGTAAAAATTATAATTAAAAAATCTACGAATGAGTCTACAAATTCTAAAGTTCAGTATCCAATCAAATATGGTCGTAAAGATGGATCTTCTGTTTGGAGAGAATATGAAGTTATTGATCAAATTCTTTCTTGGGAGTTTGCGACTGCAAAAGGAGCATGGGTCACCTTCTCAGACGAGATTATTGAAGAACTCAAAAATGTTAATTTAGAATTAAAGAAACAACATCAAGGGATTGATAATCTAAGAACTTACCTAGAAGAAAATAAACCAATCGTAGATTATTTTTATAATAAATTCATTAAAACCCTTGCGTCATGAGATTGCTAAATATTAACGGAAAACTCGTTAATAAAAACGTAAGAAATTATCTTGTAGATTGGGATGGAAAGTGCAGAAGTAAACTACAATTTAAATTTAAACAATTCTTCTATCCTTATTGGAAAAATCATATTGTATATGAAGAGTTTCCAGTTTATGGAACAATGCTTAAAGTTGATATATTAAATGCAACAAAAAAGATAGCAATTGAGATACAAGGCGATCAACATGAGAGCTTCAATAAGTTTTTCCACGATAATTCTAGATTAAAATACCTTCAAAGCATCAAAAGAGACGTTAAAAAAGAAAAATGGCTTGAAATGAACGAATTTAAATTCCTAGAACTATATGAGAGCGA